TGTATTATCTACTGCTGACATACCATTCTCCTTATGGTATATTTATGATATAAAAAAAGGGAGTATAAAACTCCCTTAGTATATTCCCGTTTTAGTTATTATTTTTTTATTGGGAATAGAATAGGGGGAGAAAAATCTCCCCCAAGTAGCATTACATTAGGTTATTAACAATAACTTTTCTGTAGTACTTGTTAGAGTTAATTGCAAGACCATCATCAGTAAATGGTGTTAAACCTTTTGCGAATGGGTTTGCAATCATACCGTAACGAGTTTTGAACCCTACCTTTGGCTGGAAGGAGAGAGGATCAACTGCTCTGACCATCTGTAGAGGAACATATGGGCAGTAGAACAGACCAGCATCAAATGCTGATGAACCCTTATAACCAACAGTCATATAGTTACCACCGACAGCATATGGATCGATGTAAACTTTTAGACGACCGTTAAGAACACCAGCAAAAGTATTGCCTGTGTCATCAACTTCTAGGTTATTTGAATTTAGTGCTGGTGCATAGTCAAGAACACCGGCCATTTGTAGAGCTGAAGCAACATCTGATGAACAAAGCACCATGTTGCCTTTCCCTCTACGTGTCTCTCTTGCGATTCTGTTCGCTTCTCTTTCGAGTTGGAACATAAGACCCTTGAATTTTTCAACTGACCAACGACCGTTTGAATCTGTGTCTAGATCAAAAACACCAGAAGTAGTAGTGTTTAGGTCAGCACCAGTTTCAGCAGTAATGTTGATTGTACGAATAACTTCACGGTTGATTTCAGCAAGAATTTCAGAAGAAAGAATGTTGCTGAGTTCAGTTTCAGCATCAAGACCATGAATTGCCTTTAGGTCTTGTGCTAGTTCCATAGTGTATTCTGCTTTTAGAGCACGAGTCTTAGCAGTCACAGTTAGTTTCTCAATAGAGAAAGCCATTTCTGGGAATGCTGTATTACCATCAGTACCAAGAGTTTCAGCTTGTGCTGTTGACATACCAGAACCAGTGTTGTATGTATTAACAGCTGTTAGTGGTGAAGTATTAGACGCACCAGGAATACCTGAGTTTTCTACATGCTTCTGACCAAAAGTATTGGCACCAGAAACAACAGTAGCAAAAGCAGTGTTTACTTCATTGTAGAAGGTTTCGTCACCAGCTTGGTTTGAGTAGCGTGAACGCATTGCGAAAATAAGACCAGTTGGACCAGTCATTGGCTGGACACCACAAATGTCGTATGCAACTAGGTTTGGCATTGCACGACGAACAAGTGAAATAAGAACTGGATCAAAGATATCAACAGCACCGTCTGCTGGTGTTGAAGAAGAAGCACCCATAATGTTTGTAGCAGCTGGGTTAGCTTCTGTTAGAGTTTGATAATTACCGTGTGCTGCATCTTCTCTTAGTGCTTTTTCAGTATTTTCTAGAACTAGAGCAGTAACAGAACGACGGTGTGTATCTTTGATGGAACCAACTGAGTCACAGTCTAGGACTGGAGCCCACTTATTTTGAATATCCTCGGATAAATACATTGTTATTCCTTTCTATAAGATGTATTTTAGACTATTTATAATATATTAATTTTTGACTGTTCTTTGTAATGCATTAACATATTTCTGCATTGATGGATGAACATAAGATTCATTCAACTCTGTTTCTTCTTCAAAAACTTCTTCTTCAAGATTAGAAGAAACTTGTTGTTTCTGAGTACCGAAATAATTTTCTTTAATGATTTCTAATTTTTTACCATACTCATCAACGTCACCATCAAATTCAATTCCCTCAGCGAATGATAAAAATTTATCTTGTTGCATTAAAGTTAAATCTGATGAAACATCATCAATTACCTGTTTTTTTACAGATTCAGAAAGAACATTTTTCAATTCTGAGTTTTCATTAATAGAATCATTGAGTCTGTTTTCGAGGTGTTCAACTTTTTCAGCTAGTTCTTCTACAATGTCAACTTTGTCCTCTGGCATTTCAATATAATTTTGTTCAAATAGTCCCTTTAGACCTTGAATAAATTCTTCATTTACTTCATTCTTCAATGTAGATTCAATGGCAACTTCATTTTCCGCCATCCAATTTTCTACAACATAGTTTAAGTAGTTATCTAACTTATCAGTGACTTCTTCAGTGAAGTATGATAATTCTTCGTTTAATGCTTCTTCAAACTGCTCTTCTAGCTCTTGAGTTACAGTTGTAACTTTAGCGTTTACAGCAGCTTCAAAAAGAACAGTAGCTTTTTCTTTAAATTCTTCTGATAGTTCCTCACCAGCAAACATTTCAGCAACATCTTCTTTCATAGAACCAGATGCTGCGGATGGTTTAGCTGCAATAGTAGCTGCATTTTTAGCAGCTGCATCATCAGGAATGTTATCTGCCCAGTGACCAAACTGAGCCATAACCTGATCAAACATATTTGCAACTTGTTCTTTTGGCATAGCTGCCATTGCTGACATCATACCATTCATCATTGATGATTTGGAATCTGCCATTTGAGTGTCTGTAACTTGACCTTTTGCTTTAATAGATTTAGCAGCAATGGTTTCGTTACCAGAATCTGGGGAATCCATTTCATACTTTTCATCTAAGATTTCTTCTTGAGACATATTTGTTTCTCCTTTGAGCATTTATATCTATTTATAAAATTTATCTTTTTAATGATAAAGAGGAAATATAATCTTCAAAGATTGATAGTTTACTCTCTTCAATTTGTGACATTGACATTTTTCCAATTGATTTTTTAGTATTATTCAATTTTTCTTCTAGCCAACTGTCACTAACTGGATCATAAATCCATTCTACATTTTCCATAATACCTTGAACAAATGCTCCTGGAGCAGAAGGATCAGCGACAATATCAGCAGCTGTAGCAATTCTGTAATCATCTTGTACAACCATAACACCTGTTTTTTTACAGGGTTCAACTCTACCCATACCTCTACAAGATACACCAAGACTTGCACCTGAATTTAAAAGACCTTTAGCAATTTCACCCATTGGTGTTTCTGTTAGTCTTGCTTTACCAATATAATTATTGCCATCTCTTTTTAATTCAGTGATGATATGTGAAACTCTATCAAGATTAATCTGTGGACCTTTTGGATGTCCAAGCTCACCATATGCTCTTTTTTGTTCTACTATCTCTTTACAATATCTTTCTGCCTCTTTTTCAAGAGTAGAGATAGGATATATTCTGCCGTTTTTATTTTTTTGTTCGCCGACTAAGAATACACCACGAATGTAATTATTCTTTTTACCAGAAGCTTCATCTGCTTCTGTGATATATTCTACTTCTTCTGTTAGTTCTTTGATTAGTTTCATCTTAGTACCTAAAAGCTATTGGAGCTGCTACCATACCAGTTCCTGTTAAAGTTTCTGTGGGTTCTTTTTCTACAATAACTGCTTCTGTGTTAGTTACCGTTACATTACCAACACTACCTACATTAAGAACAGCAGCTGCACCAGTGTTAATGACTCTAACTAAATTAGAATTAGCAACAGTATTTGCTGTTCCTATAGATATTTCAGGTCCTAATACTTTTAAAATCATTTTACACCCTTAATATTCCTTGATATGGTTCTGTTGTATTTACAGTTGGGCTTGCTGTGCTAACTGCATCACTCTTATCATAGTAGTAGATATTACTATTATTTATTCTTTTTTTTTCTTAGATTTTCCCTTAGCTTCTAGATAAGCAGCTAAAGCCATTTTCTTTCTTTCGTCTTTTGATTTTCCTTCAAATTGAGGAGCATCAGAATCTTGAAAATCTTTTATCCAGGCACCAACACCATCAGAAACTTTTAATTTTTCATCAAGTTGTTCTACTTCTTCATAGACTTTCTTGTCTTCACCAGCAGGATGTCCTTGATATCCGTGTTGTTTATCAACATCTGATGCGAGAACCGGTTTAATATTTACTGCTTTGAATGGAACATCACCGTCATTTTGAACTGGATAATCGTGAACTTCTACTTCGTGTTTAGCAACGAATTTTTTAGCACCTTTATCATCATTACCGATGTAATAATCATCATTTTGTCCAAGAGTAACCTTTTCAACTTTTCTCTTACCGTATAGACTATCGTAATTTTTTGGTGTTGTATCAGGTAGTCTTGCTACAATATCTCTTAGGTGCTTAGGCATCTTCTACCTCGTTATCTTCTGGTTCTTCAATGGGTTTATAGTTATACATATTTTTAGCAACTTCAATTTTTCTTTCCCTGACAGCATCTCTTAGTTTATCAAGCATAATACTATTAAAAGATGCTTCAAAATCTCCAGGTTTTTCTTCTGTTGCTGCTCTAATTAAATCTACTGCTGATGTGGTATTTTCCATTATACTGCTATCCCCATTTGTTTCATGAACCCTCTGTTTTTAGCTACAACTTGTAATAATGATCTATATCTAGTCTCTTCTTGTGGAGTTCTATTTCCTTTTTTCTTTTCTAGCATATCAATATCACGCTGTGCTTGTTGTATTTTTCTTAATTTATCTGCATTTTCATTACTTCCACCACCTTCTGGTTCACTAGCACCACCAGATGGAGATTGTTGTTGTCCACCACCTTGCATTTGTTGTTGTTGCATTTGCGTTTGCATCATCTGTTCTTCATTCTGTGCTACAACTGGATTAAACCATCTTGGATCTTGAGATTCCATTTCTTGACCAATCTCACCATCCATCTGACCAATATCAGTATCAGTTTGTTGTAGAACATTTCTACGAACCCAGTTGTGTGAATAGTATTTACCAGCCATATCTTGAAAATCTCTAGCAAGAGAAAGTCTTGCTTGTTCAATTTCTGCTTTTTTCAATTCAGTAAAATAACTTGTAGTAGCAAAATCAAATTTAATAAGAGAAGAAATTTGTTCCCATTCTTCAACTGTCATAACTTGTTTTAAAACAAGTTGTTTTTCGAGTAATGAATAAAATAAATGTGAAAATCTAGATCTTAGTCTAATAATAAACTTATTAAATTTAACTTCGTCTCTTGTAATTTCAGTTGCTCTACCCATAGAGAAAAGAGTATCATTGTTTAATCTATTAGATGGAACGTTTAGAGACTGTAAAAATCTCTTTTGAAAATATAAAACATCTTCCATCTGCCCTAGATTTTGACCTGGAGGTAGTGTAGAAACTTCAGTTCCTCTACCACCTTCTCTTCTTGGAAGCCAATAATCTTCCAACATAGTCATAAATCTTCTATCATCTCTAACTTCACCAGAAGCAGCATCATATATTAATCTATTTTTATGTTTAACCATAATCTCACGAACATATTGTTCTGCTTTCATCTTTGGTAGATTACCAACATCAATATACCAAATTCTTCTTTCGGGTGCTCGTGAAATTCTATAGATAACTACAGCATCTTCTAATGTTCTTAACTGATTTAGTGCTTTGATAGCTTTATGCAAATGAGATAAAACCATCTTTCCTTGTGTGTCAGTCAATCCAGATACTGTATGAATAATAGCATCTTTTGATATTTTTAATCCAGTTGTAGTAGGACCAACTGTTTTGTTACCATAGTTAAATCCTTTATCATTATAAATGTAGTATTCTTTTACAACTTTTGTGATACCACCATCACCACCTTGTTTTGTCATAGGTTTTTTGGTAATCTCACGAACTTTCCTCATTTTACGAGGATCGATGTATCTAATTTCTTTGATACCATTTTTTGGATTTGCTGGATCAACTACAACATGGTAATATAATCTACCATCTACATACCATCTTCTGTATATATCATATGCATACTTATTAAATTCTATAATTCTTAGACATTCATAAAATTCTTGTCTAATAACATCTTTGATTTTATCATCAATTTGTAGGTCATCAAGATTAACATCAACGATAGTCTCTTCATCTATTGAAATAGATTCGTTTACAATTTCATCAATTGCTGAATCACATTCTGGATGAAGAGACATATCACGATATCTTGTAACTAGATCTGCTTCAGATCTAACAGTACCATCTAAATCTACATATGTTCCATATGCACCACCAGACGCAGCAGAGATAGTGGTTGCACCAGTATCATCACCTTTAGGAACAAAGGATTGAACCTTTTCTTCCTTCTCTTTGCGTTTAAAAATAAATCCAAATAAAGATTGGTTTTCTGCCATAAAATAGTTTACCTTTTATAAAGTT